CCTTCAATCGCGCCGATCACCGACCCACGATAAGGGTTGCGCAAAAACTCGTCGATGGCGCGGATGCGTTCGTCGATATTATCTACCAGCGCCTGTGTTTCCGAAAGTGCTCGCGGCACTTCGCCGCGCAGCTTTTCGATGCGCTTCACACGCTCTTCGCCCGCTACGATCTTGGGCTGCGTTTGGATGCGCACGCCTTCGCTGGCGGCGGTGGTGGCGCCAGTCACGGCGCCCGCGCTGCCCGGCACCTGCGACGGCGACTGCATGGGGTCTTTGACGCGAGCAGCGCGGCCGGTAGGAACGTAGCCTTCCCTCGCCTGCACCTGTTGCATTTGCGGCGCGGCGTCTTCGCCGGGACGGAACACGGCGCTGCGCAGCGACGGCTGCTCGTCAGGCACGATCTGGATGTTGTTGGCTTTGAGGATTTCCGCCAGTTGAGCGTCCTTGTCGGGACCGGCGGCGTCGCGCATCAGTTGAAGGTTAGACTGCGAAATCTGACCCGACGACATCATCTGCTCGACAATACCGGTCAGGTCCGGCTGTCCGCTCATCTGCGGGCCAGTCGTCATGCTGATCGGCTGTAGTGGGTTGCCACTCGGGATGGACCGCGGGTCTACGCCCTGCGCGCGCAGGTCGGCCGGCGCAGTAGCCGTGCCTTGCGTCGGGCGCGCGCTGGCGCCGCTCGCAGCCGGCGGCGGGGGCGGCGCGGCGTTTCCGCCCTGCGGCGCGAGTTCGTATTGTTCGACTGGGTACGCGCCCGGCTTACCGAAGCCGCCGGTGACTATTTCAAGCGGCGTGCCGTCAAGGCGGACTTGGACTTGGCTTTCCTTCGGACCATACGTGGCGTCAAAGTTTTGTTTGAGGCTGCCGACCAACTTAATCAAAAGATCGCGGCCGCGCTCAGGATCGACACTAAACTGTTCCGGCGGCAAGTTTGCGCGGATGAAATCCGCCATTTCGCGGGAGTCTTTACCGACGCCCGCGAGCCACATTTCGTAGCCTTGTGGGGTGTTCACCACCGTAGCCCGTTTGCCGTGGTATTCGAACTGACGGTCAGCCTGTTCAATCTCAAACTGGGTAATTTTGCGCCCTTCTTCAGCAGCAGCACGGCCTTCCGCCGCGCGGGCGAACTCCATCTCCTGCGCCGCCTGCGCCGCCTGACGTTCAGCAGCGCGCTGCTGAGACATCATGTTCAACATCTGGGCGTTCTGCTGGATTGCCCTGCCCATGAAGTCATTCTGGGGCGCGCGAGCCTGAAGGGCGATTGCTTGGTTGGCCACGACTAAGTCCCCGGAACTTGGCTAGGGTTTACGCTGGGATTGCGGTTGAAGTAGTTCATCTGCGCCTGATACATCGGGAAGCCCATCGCTGCCGAGCCAATGCCCTGCAACGCACCGGCCAGCGCGTTGGCGCTACCGACGTAGCCCGACGCGCGGGCCTGCCCGGCGCCAAGCTGCATCTGGCCGATGTTCTGTCCCGCCTGTCCGGCCGCGCCGGTCATCACATTGGCGGCCGACTGGCCCGACCCCATCAGCGACTGGAGCGGGTTGAGGCGCGCGGCGCGCTCGATTTGGAAGCGGTTGAAGGCGTTGCCGTACTCTTGGCTGGCCAAGTCCTGCCCGAAGCGTTGGACGCCGCGCAGAATGTTGCCCGACAGCAGACCGCCGCGTGCAGACGCCGACCGCTCCAGCGCGCGCATTCCCTCGGCCTGCCGGAAAGCGTAGCCGGGGTCGGCCTCGAAGTCCTGCTGCCCGAACGGCCGCGCCATGCTGCCGTAGTCTGCCGCGTTGGCGTCACCGCCAATGCCCAGCAACTGCATGATCTGCTGCTGGGCGGTCATCCCCGCCTGACGGAACGGTTCCTGAAGCGCGATCTGGCGCTCGAACATCTCGCGCTGAGTCTGCTCGGCAGCTTGCGCTGCCTGCGTCTGCGCGCGAGCAGCCCTACGGGCACCGCGCGCGGCCATAAGGCCGCTGCCAACCGAAGCGACACCGCCGATAATTGCACCAGCTACAGGCATTACGCCAACTCCATGCTATAAACCATGTAAGGTTCGCCAAAAGTTTCTATCACTTCTTCTGTCGGCTGCATACCCCCCTGCCGCGCAAACCGCTCGACATGACGCGCATTAGGCGGTATCTTCGTCCAGAGCGTCTGGGCTTTGTGACGCTTGGCGAAGTCGATCATCGCCCGCCGCGCATCCGCCGCCCACTTGCCCCGCCCCGCAGGCAAGACGAAGGTATGCACTTCGTAGGTGCGCGGTGCCGACCAAAGCAGCGCAAACCCGCCGTGCTCACCCATCAGAAACCAGTGTTCCGGCCGCTCCACCACCGGCGCAAGGTCCAGCGGCCCTGCATCCGGTGCACCCACAAACGGGCGCACGTCCGGGTCGTTGATGACCGCGTTAACGTGCTCCGCGTCTTGGGTGCGGCTCAAGATCATCAGCTAATCTCGCGCCCCGAGGCACGGATGTTGATGGCCGACGCGGTGCCGGCGATGGTCGAGATGAAGCCGCCCAGCGGCAGGACGTGGCCGACCAGTTCCGGAAAGGTGTACGTCTCGGACGGCTGGAGCGTCTTGGTCTTGACGATCAGGTTGTCGTTGCCCGCGCTGCCCGCAGCGGTCACGAGGTTGACGCTGATCGTCGCCGCGGCCGCGCTGTAGTTGGTGGCCGTGAACTTGTCGATGATCGTCTGGACGCCGTTCGACGTGTACTGCGTCGTCTGGGCATTCTCCGCGGTCTTGGCCGGGATGATGTTGCTGATGGTAACGGCCATTTATACCTCCAAGGAACTCACGTTGTCAGTCACAGTCAAAATAATCGACGGGATTGCAGGGTGAACGGCCGTGGCAGGATCTGCAAACAGCGAAATGCCGGTGTTATCCACTTCCCACATCAGTTCGAAATAGTCGCCAGCGTTCATTTGTAGCAGAAAGTTCCACGCCGCGACAGCTTCCGTGCTGTTGCCCTCAATACGAACGACTGTTGCGCTGTCAGGCACGTTGGTGCCGTTCTTGCGCAGCCATACCCAAACGCGGTGGGCGCCGCCGCCGGTGTTGATAAACTGCGCGGAGAACTGAATGTTGTAGACGTTGGCCCGGTCAACGAAAATACGCGACGTTGGCGAGCCGCGCGTGACGCCGAACGACAAGTCGGTCGTGTTGAACGTCATCGGGTAAGCGGTGTTGATGACGGCGGCCGTCTGATCGGTCGTGTCGTAGAACGATCCGTAGCGCGGCGAGATAAACTCTTTCGGCGGCGGCGACAGCGCCAGCGCCTGAAGCTGCGATTGGATGACCGCGATGTCGTCTTCGCTGGCAGCCGGCGGCGTGACGCCGGTGGCCTGCGCGAGACTGTTGACCTTGGCGTCTACGCTGGCCGTCTCGGAGCAGCAGTCAGGGGCGCTCTCCAGCGCCTGAATAGCCTCACCGAACACCGCGTCGTAGGACGCCAGCAGCGACGCGGTGGCGGGCGCCAGTTCCGTCTCTTGCTGGTTGGTCTGCGTCGCCGTCAGCAGCGACAGGAAGAACCGATACCACTCACGGCTGATCGCGCCGGACCGCGGGTCGATAAAGTCAACCCGCGGCGGCGTAAGCTGTGTGGGGTTAATCGGTGCGACCATCAGGCACGCGTCCCGCTCAGGATCAGTTCCGCGCCCATGATGTAGATGCGGACTGGGTCAGTGCCGGACAATTCGTAGACGCGGTCGCGTATCTTCATCGTCGCGCCCAGCCGGCGCCAGATCGTGCGGAAGCCGTAGCGGCCGATGCGGCCCATCGACTTCCAGTGCTCGTTCGACCACGTATGGGCGCCGTCGTCCGAGAAGCGCAGCATGACCCGCGGGTCGCTGCCCTGCCCAACGTTAAGGCCGACGCCCGTCTCGCAGTCGAGTTGCATCCCGTGCTGGATCGTGCGCGTCAGGTTGTTGGCGCCGGTCGGCAGCGCCCGCCACGAGCGCAGCCACTTCTGCGGCTGGCCATCGTCGGCGTAGACTTCAAGATCGAACTTGTAGATTTTGCCGTTCTGGTAATCGCCGACCACGTTGGTGGCGTTGAAGAACATCTGGCTGTTGCCGCGGTGACGGTTGAAGTCGCCGTTCTGGAACGAGGCGCGCTCGTGCCATGCGCCGGTCGCCACGTCGAACACCCACGTCGTGTTGGCGGTCGGGAAGTTAAGCACGTAGAAGCTGTGGCCGTCCTGCTGGTAGGTGTAGCCGACCGCGTCCGACAGGTCGGAGTATTCCTGTAGCTGCCACTCGATTGCGTGGGTCGAGATGCGCTGGCCCATGTAGCCAGCCGCGCGGAAGACCATACCCTGACCGCGGGCGTCCTTGCCCAGCCAGTAAATCTGGTTGTCCATCTTGGCGATGGAATACGGGGCCGCGCAGCCGAGTTCGTTGTAGGCGCCCTGAATGCGCGCCAGCGGGAAGTCGAGCAAGCCAGCGTTGTACCAGACTTCGGTCGAGTTCGAGCCGAACACCCAGACCTCGCGGTGATCGACAAAGATCGCCACGACGTTGTCGGGGTTGCCTTCGGCGCTGGCAAAGTCCAGCGGATCGACGCTGGTGCCGTCCAGCAACTGCGTGACCCAAATCTTCTGGCTGTTCGGCTCGTTGAACACGAAGTAGCCGTCGAGGTAGCCGACCGTCACTGCGCCGGGAAAGTCCGGGTCGGTGATCTGCTGGAACGCGTCGGTCTGGGAGTTGTAGATGTAGCCCTGCGGGTTGGCCGCCACGAATAGCTGGATGCCGTTGTCGGACATGCTGACTGGGCCGGTGCCGGCGATGGTGCCCTTGGCGACGGCGTTCCAGTTGCTGTCCACCTGAAACAGCGTCGGGCCAGACACGACGTAGCCGTAGTTGCCGAAGGTCCACATCCCGCGGATCGGACCGATGCCGATGGTCGCCAGCCGCGTCAGGCCGGGCGCACGCTGGAGGAAGGCAGGCTCCTTGCCGCCCTCCGGGACGATCTCCGGGAACAGGTTGACCATGCGGTTGGCGGCGGCGTTGACGCTGCGAGCGACATACGCCGATCCCAAGATCGGCGTCTTCATCAGTAGTTCCCGGCGTAGATGTTGAACCGCTGACGGGTCGCCACAATGCTGTACGGCATCGACATGATGTCGTCAGGGTTGTTGATCCGCTTGAGGTTGCGCTTGCTGGTCATAGCGATGCGTTGCACCTGCGGCGTCGGCTCCATGCCAAACTCGGGCGCCATCTCGGTGGCCAAGTTGTAGCGGAAGGCGCGCAGGTAGCCCGGCGGGAAGTGCAACTGCGTGGCCAGCGTCGCGGGCTTGGTCAGTTCCTCAACGGAAATGAAGTGCCATTCCAGATCGCGCGTCGGGCGCGGATAGACGTACATCTCCACGTCGGGGAACGTGTTGTTGACGAAGATCACCTGCGGGTACGTCGAGGTCACGGTCTTGACCGCGATCCCGTTGTACTGCTGCTGGTTGATAAACTTGATGCCGTAGCTGACGCCGGTGCCGGGGTCGCGGAAATAGGTGCTGTCTTCGAGCAGCACGGGGCGGCTGCCGACAAAATTGCCTGTCGGGCCAAGCGTGCGGGAAAGCTGACCGGCCGGCCACGTGAACACCTGATCTTGCGTTGCGAACACGGACAGACGCTCCGTGTTCCAACTGTCGATCATCTGGTTCATGGCCGCCAGCGCGTCCTGCGACGTTTCGGCCGACGGCGTTTCGCCTTCGGCCAGAACGCCGAGGAGGCGAAGCGAACCGTTGATGATCTCGCCCGCGCTCGTCACGGCCTATTCTTCCGGCGCTGCGCGGGGACGCCCGCGGCGGCGGGTAGACTGTTCGCCCGCGGGCGAACCGCCGAGGCGGCCGTCGCCGTCATGGTCGAGCGGGTGCGCAAAGGCGTTGGTGGCGGGCGCGGGGGCTTCAGGCTCGTAGCGCGACCAGCCGTACATTTCGTCCTGCTGGGCCTCATGCTCGCTGATAGCGACCTTGGCGCCGTGGACGGGGTGGGTCAGATAGATGACGGACATAGGATACCTCGTGAAATGGACGGCCCGAAGGCCGCCCAAGTTTATCAGCCTGCGTGGACAATCACGAAATTGAACACAACGGCTTCGCTCAAACTGCCCGCCGAAATGTTGCGCAGCGTGATGGTCGCAGCGCCCGCAGTCAGGCCCGTCACCCCCAGGGTGTAGGTGCCAGGGGTAGCGGTGCCGCCGACAATCGACAGGATCACGGCATCACCTGCCGAAATCTTGCTGTTGTTGAGCGTGAACGTGACCGAAGTGTTCGCGGCCAGCGCAGCAGCGTTCATGGTGACAGTGCCCGCCGAGCGGTTCAGCGTGACGGCGGTGGACTTGTCGGTAGCCTGCGTGACCGTCCCGCGAGCGGCGGCGGTATAGCCGAGTTCATCCGCGACGTAGACAACGTCCGCGCCGCGAATGTCTTGGTCGAGGTAGGCAACGCCGATGGCCTGAGAGTTTGCCATTTCGTTTCTCCTTAAAAGGTTGCCCCAGCCGAAGCTGGGGCGAACCGATTAGTTGGCAATCCGGTACAGGGTGTAGGTGTCGTCGCCGGTCTTGACCGCGCGGAACATCACCGCAGCGCCCGCGACGCAAACGCCCGAACCAACCAGCGTCCAGCCGGTGCCAGCCGTCAGAGTGGCTGCGCCCGCGCCGGTGCTGAGAACCGCGAAGTCAAAGCACGAGTTGACACGCGCGCTGTTGATGCGGTCATCGACGCCGCCAACGCCAGTGACCGGCGGGAGAGCGAG